AAATCACTTACTGGTATTATGGAAAAGCTTCATAATGCCAAGTATCGTTTTGGTTTCACTGGAACACTTGATGGAACTAAAACACACAAGTGGGTTCTCGAAGGTCTCTTTGGTGCTTGTGAAAAAGTAACCAAAACCGATGATCTAATTAAGAAAGGACATCTATCCAATCTTCGTATTAAGATTCTTCTGTGTAAGCATGAGTATCAATATTTTGAAGATTATCATCAAGAGATGGAATTTATTGTCACAAATAAGAAACGAAATAATCTCATTAAAAATTTAGTGAATGATCTTGATGGCAATACATTAGTTTTGTTTAACTATGTTGAAAAGCATGGTGAGCCATTATTTGAATTAATAAATACCACTGTAAATAATGATCGTAAAGTATTTTTTGTACACGGATCAGTTGATACAGATGATCGTGAAGAAGTAAGGAAAATTACTGAGCAAGAAAGTAATGCTGTTATTATTGCTTCCTACGGAACGTTTAGCACTGGTATTAATATTAAACGTCTTCATAATATTATATTTGCTTCACCATCTAAATCTCGTATCAGGAATCTCCAAAGTATTGGAAGAGTACTTAGAAAAGGAGAAGGAAAAGAAATAGCTACTCTTTATGATATTGCTGATGATGTTTCTTCTAGAACAAAACAAAATTATACGTTAAGGCATTTACAAGAAAGAATTAAAATTTATCAAGAAGAGAATTTTAAATACGAAATTATAAAGGTAAATCTACAATGATGGAAGAAGAGTTTTATTCAACACTAAAACTAACATCAGGTGAAGAAATAGTTGCTAAAGTATGCTATCTACCAGAAGAGAATTCTTTATTGGTAGAACAACCTATGTTAGTTGAAAAATTATCTCAAAAAAAGAATGGTAAATCTTTAGTAGGATTTGTTCTTAAGGAATGGATAAATTCTACTTATGATACTTTATTTGTTATCAAGATGGAACAAGTAATTACTATGACTGAACTTGATAAAAGAGTAGAGAAATTTTATTTAAATAATTTAAGTAGTGATTACCAAGAGGAATCATCTGAAGATTCTATAGATATTAAACCAAAGAACTTTAGTAAAAGGATGGGTTACTTAGGATCTGTTAAGGAAACTAAAAAGTTTCTTGAAGACATCTATAAAAAATCCTAAAGTAATTTAAAGTATTTAAAGATATTATTCATCTGAACCTTGACAGAGTTATCCTACTCGGTTTCTGAGGTTTTGTCAACCCCCTTGACAAACCCATCTGGATGGTGTATAGTGATACCATAACAATTTGGATAGAGATATGGGCTATGGCAAAAAAGAAAACAGAGAATTACGTCAATAATAAAGAATTCTTAGAGGCTATTTCTGTCTATAGGAAAAAGGTTATTGATGCCAAAGAGCAAGGAAAACCAAAGCCCCGAGTTCCCAATTACATTGGCGACTGCTTTCTTAAAATTGCTACACACCTATCATACAAACCAAACTTTGTAAACTATATGTTCCGTGATGAGATGATCTCAGACGGCATTGAAAATTGTTTACAATACATTCATAACTTTGATCCAGAAAAATCTAGTAATCCTTTTGCTTATTTTACTCAGGTAATTTATTTTGCCTTCTTGAGGCGAATTGCTAAAGAGAAAAAGCAATTAGAAATCAAAACAAAGATTCTAGAAAGAACTGGGTACGATCATGTAATGTATACCGAAAGTTTCGAAGGAGACATGGCAGGACTTAATCAAAATTATTCTGATATGTCTGGCATCAAAGAAAACCTGGAGATCAAGAACAAACGATGACCGTAGCATTGATTACCGACCAGCATTTAGATGGACGTAAGGGTAGTGTTATTTTCTGGGAATACTTTAAGGAGTTTTATGACAATGTGTTTTTTCCAACATTGGAAGAACAGGGAATATCTACCATTATCGACCTCGGAGATACGTTCGATAATCGTAAGGGCATTGATTTTAATGTTTGGAATCGTATTCGCCGTCATTACTTTGACCGTATCCGTGAGCTTGGCATTACTCTTCATATGATCACGGGGAATCATGATGTGTATTATAAAAACACAAATGATATAAATTCTCCAGAGCTTCTTCTTTCCGACTATGACAACATCATCGTCTACTCAAAACCCACCACCACAACTATTGAGGGCATTCCTATTTGTATGCTCCCTTGGATCAATTCTGAAAATGAAGCAGAAACACTTGAACATCTAAAACAGACATCAGCTAAAATTGTGATGGGTCATCTCGAACTGAATGGGTTTGAGGTTTCGCCTGGGATGCTTCATGAAGGTGGTATGGAGCCAGATGTATTCTTTAAATTCAAGCAAGTATTTTCAGGACACTTTCATCACAAGTCAAGTCGTGGTAACATCACTTACTTAGGCAACCCCTACCAGATGTTCTGGAATGATTACAAAGATCCCAGAGGATTTCATCTTTATGAGCCGTCATCCAATAAGTTACGTTTCGTCAAAAACCCATACGAAATTTTCCAGAAGATTTATTATGATGATGCTGATCCTAATTACAGCGTCGATCCCAGTGAGTATTCAAACACTTTTGTTAAGGTTGTCGTAGAGAACAAAAATGACTTTTTTAAATTTGAAAAGTTAGTTGAAAATCTTTATGAAGCTGGTGTTCATGATTTAAAAATTGTAGAAAACCTTGTGGAAAAAGACACCACAAAACATGCGGATACTGATCTTGAAATTAAAGATACTCTCTCACTTCTAAATGAATACATTGATGAAGTTGAGATGAACGTAAATAAGACTAACTTGAAGCAAATTATGAGATCACTATATATTGAAAGTTGTGAAGTAGTATGATGTTTATCCTCACACTGAAGAATAATCCAGACGGAGTATTTTCCGTAATCGATGATGAAGGAGATCAAATCATTCCCATCTTCGAGTGTGAGGATGATGCTGAACGATATCAAGAACATCTCGAAATAGTAACAGAAAAGTATAAACTTCAGGTTGTAGAGATACCAGAAAAAGCAATTCTTTCTGCTTGCGAAGAGCGAGACCAAAAGTATGCTATAATAACAATTGATGACTTTATTATCCCGCCACATGATTTAGGATGATTGTATTTAAAACTTTAAAATGGAAAAACTTCCTTTCAACAGGAAACACTTTCACTGAGTTTAATCTCAACGGTGCCAAAACAAATTTAATTGTAGGAGCAAACGGAGCAGGCAAAAGCACTATTCTGGATGCTCTTACTTTTTCTTTGTTTGGAAAACCATTCAGAAAGATCAACAAACCAATGTTGATGAACAGTATTAATGGTGCCGATCTTGTTACCGAAATCGAATTTGAATCTGGCAAGAATCAATTCAAGATTGTTCGTGGTATTAAACCTGGGGTGTTTGAAATATGGCAGAATGGTTCCCTATTAGATCAGTCATCATCCACGACTGACTACCAGAAATATCTTGAGCAAAATATTCTCAAGATGAATTACAAATCATTCACTCAGATTGTGGTTCTTGGATCATCAACTTTTGTTCCATTCATGAGGTTGCCCGTAGCATCTCGTAGAGAAATTATCGAAGACATTCTCGATATTCAAATTTTCTCTATCATGAATCTAAACCTGAAAGAAAAAATTAAAACTTCTGGTGATGAGTTGAAAGAGAAAGATTATGAGATTGATCTGCTGGAAGAAAAAATCTTAATGCAGAAAAATTTTATTGCTAATCTTGAACTTCAAAACAAGAATGACATAGAAGAAAAGAGTAATAAGATTTCTAATCTTACTTCTCTCGAAAAGGAAGTTAATATTACAATTAAACAACTTGGTGAAGAAAGAAATGCTCTCAATAAAGAGATGAGCAATTTTGAAAATGCTACTACTAAACTTAAAAAACTTGGCAACCTTCGTGGTAAAATCCAACAGAAGTTTGCTTCTCATAAAAAAGAACATAAGTTCTTCACGGAAAATACCACATGTCCTACCTGTACTCAGCACATTAGCGACGAATTGCGTGACACTAAAGTAGCTGAGATTATGGGTTCTATCAAAGAACTTAAACAGGGCATGGAAGAAATGGAGGAAGCTATCAAGCTTGAAGAAGAACGTGAATCTAAGTTTACTGAGTTGAGTGAAAAATGGACCAGCCTTTTTAACAATATTCAGATTCATCAGTTTCAGGTTAGTTCCTACCAATCACAAATTCAAGATCTTCAAAAAGAAATTTCTGATCTTCAGAATAATAATTTTAGTCACAATGAAGAGTCTGCTAAACTTGCCGCTCTCCAAACAAAACTGGAGGAGTCCAAAAATCAGTTAACAACTATTAAGGAAGAACAAGAATGCCTTAGGGCAGCTGCTATGCTTTTGAAGGACAACGGAATCAAAACCCGTATCATCAAAAGATACTTACCTGTGATGAATGATCTCATCAATAAGTATCTTCAAAACATGGACTTCTATGTAAACTTTACATTGGATGAAAACTTTGAAGAAACTATCAAATCCAGATTCAGAGATTCTTTCTCATATGAATCGTTCAGTGAAGGAGAAAAAGCTCGTATTGATATCGCTCTGCTGCTTACTTGGAGAGCTGTTGCTAAGCTTAAGAGTAGCGTGGATACTAACCTCCTAATTCTTGACGAGATCTTTGATGGATCACTTGACACAAACGGCAGCAGTGAGCTAGGGTGGATACTTAAAAACTTCGATGACAATACTAATGTGTTTGTCATTTCCCACCGTGAGAACATGGAAGACAAGTTCGACAAAACTTGGAAGTGTGAAAAAATTAAAAACTTCAGCATCGTCCGAGAGACAGTTAATGAAGTGGCACAGGAGGGGTGACACCCTCCTTTTTTATGGTCTATACTGACTTCAGTTGAAACGAAACCAATGTCCCCCGTTAACCACGAAGTCAAAGGTAC